ATAAATGAAATACAAATAAGACTAACTCCTATTTTACTTAATGGTAATGATTGTGATTCAATTATAATTAAATCTTGCGATTCAAGAATAATATCATCATCATTTTCTATTGTTGTTACAGGTTCCAAATTTATTTTGGCTTGCTTTAACAAGTCATCATAAGAATACCAAATACAATCTGAATAAATGCCTTCTAATTGGGCTATTTGTTTCAATTCGTTTTGATATTCTTCAAATACTTCTCTGGAATATAATGATGCTGATCTTTGTGCATCATCAATATTTTCCATAAAAAGTTCATAAGCTGTAAGAGGGCTCTCTAGTGGCATATAATAAAAGCGTTTCTTTAATGAATCAATAGATATAGGTGCTCTATATTTTTGTAATATTGGGCAATATCTAAAAGTTCTTTTAAGAAAATCACTTTCGCCATCTAGTTTGGTAAACTTTACAATTTTAGCATCTTTATCTGCCATTGTAATTGTTAAACCAACCTTCTTTCCAGCTGCTACTATTGTCTCTCCATTAAAATTTAAATATTGAGGCAATACAGCACTAATATTATCATCGCCATAAGTCATTGTTCGAATACAATCCTTATAATTCTTTTTATATTTTAATTCTGGATATAAACCAAAAAACAAAATTCTTAAATATAATGAATTTACAATTCCATTTAATTCTGTTGTTAAAGGTTGTCCAGATGGATTACTATTTCCTAAAGAAATAATAGATCCATCAAAAAGAATATTAGGATAATTCATATCCGTTAATGCTCCTTTGGCAATGGTAATAGCGTCGTCGCTCATACCGAGGCGCTCCATTATTTTAATAATAATATATGAAGCTTGAGTTGATACTTGGGCTGACATTGTTTGGTCAAAAGCAGAATAATCTAAAGCAATTACATTGTCTGTAGAATACTTGGCTAAATGCTCACGTAAATAGTGTGCATCAATTCCATTCATGTCAATACCTTTTCCCATCTCAAATAAAAATCGGTTATCACCCATTAACTGGATAATACCACCTAGATATTGGCGAACAACTAATAAAAACGGGAAATTACATCCCATAAAA